TCATCCGTTCGCCCTTCGAAACTCAGCCATGGCTTCGTCGACGCTGCCCTGGCCGAGCAGGTTGGCGACCGCGATTGCGATGGCCTTGTTGCCTGCGATCATCTCATCGAGGCTGCCCCTCGCCCGATCAAACAGCGCATCGGGCGACTCGCCCAGCGCTCCTGCCGCTTGAAGCACAGCCATAATCGCGGCCATCGAAACGCCGTTGGCGATCTTCATCATCATCATAAGCTGATGAGCGGTCGGCAGCCCGCTGGCGCGCGCGAGATCCATCTCGCGCTGCAGGTCGGCCTCCAGCTTAGCCGCGATCTTCTTGCCGAGATCGTCGGCGATACGATCAGCGAGATCCCTATTCATGGCCTGGCAGCCCCAGGTCCGGCTGAAACGTGCGGTCGCGCATCAGCAGGTCGAGATCGGCGGCGAACAAGCTCACGCGATCGCGCTCAGCGATGAAATGGATCTCCGCGACCTGGTGGTTAGGCCGGTCGACAAGCGGCGCCGCGATCGCTTCGGCCAGATAGGACGCGCTCACTCCGCAGCCTCCTCAATCGCGCGATCGGCGCCGACCTGGTCGTTGGCTGCTGCTGGCGTACGAAAGCGCAACAAGGGATGCACCCACCGCTCGGCATCGTCGCGACGCGCGGCGCGCACGGCGGCGCCGGTACCCGTCACGACCGCCAATAACTGGCGCGTGACTTCGGGCCCCTTCAACAACTGCCAGGGCCCGAAAACGGCCGCCTCAACGAACGGCTCGGCGATCGCCAACCGCTGCGACACGGGCAGCCGATCGAGCAGCTTGGACGTGGGCGTCCAGTATTCGCGGACATCCGCGTCGCTCACGATGCCCGCTAGGGCGGCCAACTCCTCGTGCGCCTCGACGTGATAATCGTCGCTGTTAAGCGAGCGCTCGAGCGTCAGACCCGCCAGCACCGCCGCGGCGAGATCCTTGATCGCCTGGCTCTCGCCTACGTACGACAGGAAAGCTGCGGCGATCGACGCCTCGCGCAACATTGGGCGGGTGCTGAGTTCTGATATTGCGGCGCCCCACAGCTTGGTCGCCGGCATGCCCTCGATATAGTCGCGGGCGAGCTCGGGGCCGCCCGCCAGTGGTGGCATTGTCGCACCGACGTCGATCGGCCGCGAGCTGGGGTCGACCAGCATTCGCAACTGGGCGAAGACGATCCAGTCGGTCGCAAGACCGCTGGCGCTGGTTTTCGCTTCCTGGATCAACGCGGCGCGAAGAACGGCGCGCCGGATCGAACGGAAGATCTCGATCGTGTCTTGGCCAAGCGCGTCGGCCGACGTCGCCGGCGTCGACGCCTCCATACCGGCTCCGATAAACGCTGGCGCGCTCGATACCGGCGGCGCCCGCCGCAGCGATCTCGGCCGCTCGGCGGTTGGCCGCTCGGTGTTCACCTTGGCCAACCGGTTCGACCACCACCAGGTCACGTCGGCCGTGCCGTCCTCGGCGATGGCGACACGGGCGACGATATCGCCTTCGGGCAAGACGATCGTCCCGTCAGCCAATTCTTCGGGCACGACCTGCAGATGCAAATCGTCGGTGTCGAAGTCGGTCTGCGGCGGCTTGACGATAAAGCGGAGCTCCCGACCGACGCGGGTCCGCAGATCGTCTTTCAGCGCGGCAAGCTTGGCGTCGACCAGCTGGCGCAGGATCGCGGGATGCATGAGGCGCCGGCGTTCGTTGTCGGCGCTCGAGAAAAGATCCAGCTGTAGCCCGCCGCCGGCGTTAACGTATTCCTCTTCACCGACGAACCTGAGGTCGCGCTCGCTGACGCTGTCGTTGAACTTCATCCAGGCGCGGATGTCCGACGGCTTCTTGTGCTGATCCGCCAGAGAGTGGAGCGCTTCGAAGGCCGCCTGCTGCAACGCGTGGTCGGGGGTGGCGCCGTACGCCTTGGCTTGGTCGAGGGACATCTCGCCGGCGCTGAAGGCGTCGAATACCGGTTTCGCCAGCTGCCCAAGGCGCAGCCAACGAATGATCTCGATCGTCTCATGGCCGAGACTGTGCGCAATCTCCTCGATCGTCTCGCCCAGGGCATGGGCCTTGGCGATGCCAGAATACTTTTCAAAGGCGTGGAGGTTAAAGCGGTTGTCGTTCTCAAGCAGGGAGTTGAGGACTAACTTGCCGTCGGACAGATCGTCATATTCGTTGGTTCTGACCGGAAAGTCGGCCGGGAGCTTGCCGAGCTCGATCATCAGCATGATTGCGCGATAGCGTCCGCCGCCGGCGAATACGCCGAACAGATCCGCGGCGCGTCCACTCGAACCGTTGCCGGCCATTGGATGGGTTTGGACCGGGAGCCGCAGACCCTCCGATACGATCGACTCGCCAAGAATCAGGAGTTCTTCGCGAGTATGGAGATTTTTGCGGACGTTGTGGCGCGACAGTCGCAGCTGCGAAACCGGCCTTTCGATGCTAAGCATGGGGTTCCTCCGAGGGCTGATCGGATGCGGGGAGGGGGACGGGTTCGCCGTCCCCCGAACTGACATCGGCTAGATCCCATTCGGCGATCGTCGCCGGCGTTCCGGTTCGGCCCCATTTGGTCGGCGGATCTGCCGGCCATACGCGCAGGCGCTTACCGTGCGGGTCGCCGACGGTGCGGACGACCACTTTCTTTCCCACGGCTTCAGCCGGGCAGAAGCCGGGGTTCGGTTTCAATTGAGCGTCCCCAGCGCCACGGTGGGCTGCGGACTGGCAAAAGTGAGCGCGGCACCGACGCGGATCTTGCGCCAGCCCATCGTCTGGAGGATCTTCGACAGGGTTACGCGCGACGGCAGCTGCTCATCGAAAAAGCCGGGCAGCTGCTGCTCGACGTAATCTAATGTGACGACCTGGTTGTCGCGAAGGGCGTCCTGCAGCGCGAGACGCAGCTGACCAAGGTAGGCAGCCTTGGCACGCCCGGTTTGCCCCGTCGACTCGGCGCCGGCCGTCATTGGAAGATGACTTCAACGCCAGGGACGTGCGCGATCGCGGCGTAGATCTCGATCACGACCAGAGCTGTCGCGAAGCCAGCGATCGCGATCAGCGATCCGGTCTGCAGCGCGCCTGGTTGACGATCAGCTGGCGACGTCGGCCGACAGGCGGGGCCGCCACACTTGCAGTCGACACCATGCCAGGGGCTGCCTTGTGGCAAACGATCGTGTTTCATCGACGGGTCTCCCTTCGCAGGATCCAGATGAGGGCAGAGATTGAGAGGACAGCGCCGAGCGCGCCTGTCAGCGCCGCCAAAATGGAGTGCTTCGTAACCGCCAAGGCGCCCGCGGCGCCGACGTTGAACAATCCGAGATAGGCCCAGCGCAGGGGTGCTCGGTTGCTCACGCGGCCGCCTCGACCGCATCAGCATCGGCGGTGCCGGCGTGCGCGGAGCAAACGTCCTCGGCTACCCATGCGCAGCCCTGGCCGCCGATAACGCAGGGGTCCCACTCGCTGCAGGAGCAGATCCGGCACAGCCGCGGCGGCTTTTCGCCAGAGCCTTGGGCTATGCGCACGAGCGAGATCAGAATGCGCATATCGAACGGGAAAATGCGTTTCAGCGCGACGACTAGGTCCAGATCGGCCGGCTGGGCATCGGCCTCGATCAACTCGATCCACTCAGCGCGTGCACGTTCGTCGAACCGGTAAGGCTCAACGTGAAGCCCGGCGGCGACGTCGGCCGGCGAAAGCCCGGCCGCGCAGCGGCGATGCTTGAGATAGGCACCAGGCGTAATGGTCACGTCGAAATCCTCAGGCATGCAAAGTGCCGGCCCGGCGGATGCGATGCCGCCGGGTCGGTCGATCTGGCGTTGCGCGCTGGCCGCGCCGCCTTGGGGGTTCACGGTGGCTTGTCGTTCCGCTCAATCGCCGCCTGGACGGCCGCGATCGCGATGTTGGTCTTGTTCGCTAGGTCGACGAGCTCGCGCAGGGCGCCCTGAAGCTTTGACTTGTGGGCGCTGCCGATCTGGCTGATGTCGAACATCGCCGCGAACGCTTCGCCGCCTTCGTGGACTAGGTCCCGGCCGATCTCGCTGAAGGTGACAGCGTCCGAAAACTGGCCAAGGCATTGGGCCTTGAGCATCCGACCTGCTGTCTGCCAGATCGTGGCATCACCGCCCTGGGCGATATGCGCTTTGTCGAGCGCCAGCATATCGGGAACCGTCAGCTGCTGCGCCTTGCCCGCGTCCGAGGCAGCGCGAAGGTAATGATCCTTGCGCCCGGTTGCCCTGGCAGCTTCGCGCATGCCAAGAGCACCGATCACGAGGTCTAGTGCGTCCTCGATGCTGCCGGGTTCGCGATGTTTGGTCACGCGAGGCGTCCCGGGAGTTGCACACCGCCGGCGGCCGCGGTTTGTTGGGGGTGGCCGCCGGCGGCGCTCGGCGTCCAGGTCTGAACGCGCGAGCCGTCAATCTCAAAAAACGGCGCCGATCGGGAGAGACGATCGGCGCCAAAGTGGTTAGCGGAAGCTTGCAAGCACGCTGCGCGCGCGCCGTCCGGGAGTTTGCTATTCACAGCGGCGCGCGCGCTCCGACCGGCTTGCCGACGGTCGAAGGGGGAAACAGGTGAAAAAGCGCAACGAGGCGCGCGTGGCGTTGCGGCCACGCGCGCCCGGCCGGCGGATAGGATCGCTGCGGGCGCGGCCACGCCCAGGCGCGATCCCGGGCGGAACGGCTTCGCCCGGACGAAAGGGGCAGGGAGCGGCATCACGCCTCGTCCTCAAAGTCGTGGACGCCGAGGCCGGTGCGCAGGACCCTGTTTTGGATCTCCGCAACCCTGATCTGAATGCGTTGTGTTCGCACGACGATGAGCAGCACCACGGACTGGCCCAGTGATGCGATCGACAGCGCGACAAGCACGAATGATTGCCCGACCGTCATGGCAGCAGGTTCACCGGGTCGGCCCCCAGCCGGTGCCCCTCCGCACGCTTGGCGATCGGCTGGTTGTCCGCCTCGCCGCCCGTTGGTGGATAGATGTCGGGGCGCAGTTCCTCCTTAGGCACGCCAGTAGCCGCTTCGACCTTCAGCACGCTTTCAGCCCAGAGAGGTCGCCCCTTCAGGAGAAGTTCCCGAATCGAGCTCTGCCGGCGACTGCAGATACGTCCCAACGCGGATTGACCGCCCGCTATGCGGACGGCCTTCGCGAGGGGCGTGTCGAGTCGATGTTCTAACGACATGACGTTAGCTAACGGCATTACGTTAGGCGAGTCAACGCCTAATATGTTATCGCCTCCTAACGGCGCTCCGTTAAGCTGGTCGGCTGTGACGTTAGGTGAGAGAATCAACGCCCGGTTGGCAGCCGTGGGCTTATCCCAAGCCGAGTTGGCGCGTCGCGTGGGCGTCCGGCAGAGCACAATTAATTCCCTGGTGAACAGTTCCTCGCGGACGAGCAGGTCGATCGTGAAGATCGCGCGCGAACTGCAAACAACACCCGCCTATCTCATGGGTGAAACCGACGATCCGCATACCGATGCTGTCGAAACGCAGACCCTATCGGCGGAGCAGCGTGAACTGCTCGACTTGTATCAAGCTATGGACGACGCCAGCCGTCGGTCTTTGATGCACGTCGCCCGATCGATGGGTGGCGAACCGCTGCCTCGATCTCCTGCTCATGCGCCGAAACTTGCCCTAGCCGTCGCGCCGGCGGGCAAAGCCGACGCCTGATGGAAATGGCAGTGAAAATGTCCAATCCTGTCGCTGTTGTTAGGACTTCGCCCACCTTTTCCGAAAGATATTCAATCCCCTGGCGGCGTGGAGCCAGGCGTCGTAACCGCTGGGGGACGGAACCGATATCGTTCGCGTTCGACTTCTCTGGCGACAGGCTTGCCATGCGCCTCGACGAGGACGAGGCGGCGTTGATCGACTTCTTTCGGACGATGACCGATGTCGATCGCCTGGCGATGGTACATATCGCGCGCAGCATGGCCGAGCGGGCGGAGGCTAGCGCGGCGGCCAATCCGAGAAGCTTCCAACCACCACGGCCGAGCGCTACCGAATGACAGACCCTCTCGATCAGCCTGGCGCAGCCCTTGCCCTGGCGCGCGACATCGCTGCCAAGCTTGAGAAGCAGCTCGATAGCGGTGCCCACGTGATCGCGCTCTCGCGTGAAGATGCCGTCGTCGCCTTTGGCCTGGTCAATGCCATCGTTGACGATTTGGCTCGGTCCGCCACCAGCCGACATTAAGCGATTGCAGGCCGTATCGGCTGGGCTGGCTGACAACACTCAAGTTATAGCGATGTTGGAACTTCACCCCTATGTTCGTCATCGGGGGATGGGGTCCAAAGCATGGGTGTACCGTTACGCCTCTCGCCTACCCGGGCGAGCCGGAAGCTTCTCGCACTCGAATTCATCAAGCGGCATTTCGCCGATCGGGGCGACGCGCCGAGTTATGGCGAGATCGCGATCGCGCTGAACACTAGTCGCGGACGGGTCAGCGAGATTGTTCACAAGCTGGCCGACGAGGGCAAGCTGATCCTTCAGCCCGGGCACCGCGGGATCCGACTTCCCGACCTGGCTGACCAGATCAGCGAGAGCGACGCACTGCGCCGGCTGCGCGAGCTCGGGTACGGCATCATCCTTCAATCGGCCTTTCAAGTCGGAACAAATACGGGACTGCCCGGGGTGGAGATCCTCGATCATATTCCCGACATCGAAACCGGGGGCGGGGGCGATGATGATGGGAATGCAAGGCGGCCTTGAGGGCCGCGCACCAGGCGCCGGCGTGAAGCCGGCGCCCATTCGCGACAGCCGGCCGTATGAGGTCCAGCGGTTCGAGCACTTGGTGCTCGGCTTGCCGCGGCCCCGGCCGATCAAGACCAGCCGGCGCGCCAAGCCGAAGGACCCTGTCCTCCTTGCGGAAGGGATCGAAGAGGTTGTCGAGATCCGCGAGCGCTGGTCGCACAAGCAAGGCACCCCCCAAACCCACGAACACCAGGAGCGGCCGGATAGCCGCGATGGCGCTATTCGGCGCCTCCATCAGACCGGCGCGATCACCGACGACCAGAAAGCGGCCGCAGACCATATCGGCGAGACGGCCGAACGCATCATGCGGGGCGTCAGCGTGCGGACCGCGAGCCTCGAGACACGCGTCGACGTCACGCGCGCCGGCGACGGCACGTTCTTCGAAGCCTTGGCGGCCGTCCAGCTCGAGGTGGCCTATGGGCGCTGGCGCGCCGCGGTGAGGGGACCGATCGCGCCGCTGCTCGAGATCCTCGTCGACGACATTTCGCTGACGATTGTCGCCCAGCGGCACCGCATTGGGTACAAGCGGCTCAAGCGCCTGCTGATCGACGCGCTGGACTTATGGCCGCGCATCATGATCCAGGCGCGCAAAGAGATCGATCCGGCGACCCTCGCCGCGGCGCAGGCCGCCATTCTGTAGCTCGACATGGCGACCGATCTGGATATCCAGGCCTATGCTCAGCAATCGCTCGCCGGCATAGGACAGTCTTTCGGAATCCCATATTCGTTGGTGGCAACCAACTACGCTGCCGCACGGCGCCGGGAGGATGTCGAGTATTATCTCGATTGGCTGCGCTACGATGCCTCGGTGCATCATAACCTTCACCACTGGCGCGCTGTCTTCGCTCGCCGATTTTCGCGTCCAGTCATCGACGAGTTGCTGCGCGACTATTACGCGCTGGGCCGTGGACAGTGGGGCTAGGCGCCGTTCACTTCGTCGGCTTTCGCGGCGAAGAATATTGGTCTGCCGTCGCGGTCTGGGGCCGCCCTTCGTTCATCCATATGGGCTGGGATATACGCGCAGCGCGCGAGATCGCCGCCGGTGACGTCGTTGTCTTCGCGCGCGGTGAACACGACCAGGCGCCGCGGCTGCAGTCGTTCAGCGACACAGTCGAATGCAGCCGGCTCGAGCAGCTAAGCGATCGGGCAACGGCCGTCCGCGCCCGTTAATTTCGTTCCGGAACATTTTCGAGACTTCAAAACGACCACGTAGGCGGCCAAATCGACCCCGCGACAACTGCGTCCAAAGCCCACCCGCCATGCCCCCGGCCGGTGGGTTTTGTCGTTTCTGGAGCTCCCTTCATGGCCCAGTCGCCCGTTGGTATTGCTGATCAGCTCGAGCGCGCCAGCGCCCAGCTCGACCGGCTGATAGCCGACGTGCGCCTGGGCCGCCCGGGCGCCCAGCATTTCCACGACCAAGAGGAACGCGCGCAGCGTATCGCCTCCGCGGTTGTCGCACCCTTTCGTGGCGCCGGCGCCAGGCCGGTCAATCCGCCCCTTTCAGTCGAAAAGCTGCCAAACGGCAGCACTCGCGCAGCCTGGTGAGTCTCTCGCTATGACAATCGATCGCGCCGCCCTTGCCAGAATGGCTGAGGGCGACGGCGCGGAGCTCGTGCCCGTCACGCGCCGCTGGCTGAAGCAGGTCCTCGCCGAAATACGTGACGCGGATCTCGCGGCCCGTGGCACCCAGATTGAGGCGGCGATCGCCGGCATCGGCAAAGGAGCGGCAACCGCATGACGCGCATCAAATCCGCCGCCCAGCGCGCGCCGCAGACAAAGGAGCAGGCAATCGCCCTGCTCGAAACGTTCGCGCAGGTCAGCGCCAACGTCCGGTTAACCGAGGCGGCTCGGACCGAGCAGCTCGCACTGATCAACGCCGCGGCCGACGCAGAACTGGTTCCACTGGCTGCGCAGCTAAAGGACATCGTCAAGCAGCTGAAGCCTTGGTGGGCAGCGAACATCGAGGAGCTCACCGCCGGCAAGCGGAAGTCGATCGAGCTCGCAAGCTGCGCCCTGGGCGACCGGCTCAATCCGCCAAAGGTGCATTTCGCCAACGGGAAGGACGCTGACGGCGTCGCGGCCCTTCAGAGCAACGGTTTCGGCGAGCGCCTGGTGCGCATGACCCCGACGCTCGACAAGCCCGCAATCCTCCGGCTGTTACAAACCGGCACAGATCCCGGATCCGATGCTGATGCGGCCGAGATTGAGCGCCTGGCGAAGATTGCAGCCGAGATCACGAAGCTTGCCGAGCTCGGCTTCTCGGTTCGGCAGACCGAGGAATTCTTCGTCGAGGTGATCACCCCGAATTCACCGGTCGACGAACTGAAGCAAACGATCGCGGCCGATACCGAGTGAAGATCGAGCGCGACATGACGGGCCTCGTCGCCGTCGCGGCGGCGGCCGCGGTGACCCAGCGCGCCGGCGCCACGCTTGTCCGGAGTCGGGACTGGGCTTCGTCATTGTTCAACGGTTTGCGGCTGACGATCGAGATCGTGGCCGAGGAGACGGAAGCCTTCGAGACCTGGCTCGCGGCGCTTCCCGAAGCCGAATTCGCCATTCGCGGCTATTTCGTCGCGAGCGCAGACCTGATCGAGCGGCGCGCCGGCGCCGCTGTCGTCGAATTCTTGCTGGTCGAGGAACAGTAGCGCGCCGACGCGTGCGACCAGCACGATCCACGATCGTCGAATAGGCGGCGATCGCCAATCCCGAAGGGGGCACCCAACATGATCGCCCGCATTTTGCTGGCCCTGGTGGCCCGCAGCGCCGATTCGATCGTCGCGTTCGTCCAACGCCTCGACCATACGCTCGAGGCGTTTCTTGCGCAGCACGACGAGGACGTCCTCTCGCTCGAGGCGGACATCGCGACGATCCGCGAGCACGCCGATCACGACATCGCCGAGATCCGCGCAGAGATCGCCGATCGCCAGGGCAAGGCCGCGATCGTCGCCGCGCTGAAGACCTCGCTCCCCACCGGGACGCCGCCGGCGCCGCCGCCCTTCGCGGTGATGACCGACGGCACGCTGGTCGTCGGCGAATGACCACGACCGTCAGCATCACCACGCACGATTGGCCTGCGCGGGTGACGATCACCGACGATGTCAGCGGCGAGCAGACAAGTGGTGGCGTTGAGCAGACGTGGCGATCGCAAACCATGTACGCTCAAGAGGTTCCGCCGAACACTTCGCGGGACTTCTTTATTACCAGCACCAGGTCGCTGCGGTTCGAAGAACTGCCGGCCGAGGCGCCGGCGCCGGCGCCGCCGGCCGACGATCCCGCGCCCTAGGCGTTAGCCTCGACTCGCGGCGGGACGCGCTGGATCTTCTCGCGATACGTCGCGCGCAGATCTTGCTCGCGCTCCAGGTCCCATTTCAGCTGCCACTCGATCAGCAGGTCTGCGACCTGGTCGTTGAGCAGCGCACCCAGCTTGTAGGCGAGATCACGACTGACGGCGCTCTTGCCGTCCAGGACATTGATCAGTCCGCGCCGCTCGATGCCCATGCTCTCTGCGGCGCCCTTCACCGTCAGGCCGTATTCGGGCAGCAGTGTCTCGCGAATGAACGCGCCGGGATGGCCGGTCATAGGCTGCTTGGTAACGACCATGTCGGCCGGGTTCCGGATTTTGTAATCGTCGCTCATTAGGGTTGGCCCTTCTGCTTAGTCGCCGGTTCAACCGGCTCGAGGCTGCTGGGGGGAACGAAGACCCGGTTGATCACTCCGTCGATCGCGATCTCGACGTCGCCCGCGTAATCCGGATCATCGCTCACGCACGGGTCGATGACGCGCGCCAGATCTTCGACCGGCTGCCAGCCGTTTGGCGTCCAGCGCTGGCTATACGCGCGGACCTCCTGTCCCACATGAAACGCGGTCTGCATATCCGTTCTCCTCTTGTTCGTCTGTGTACCGCCGCTGCACAAATAGGCAAGCGGAAAGTGTAGATGCACTACACAGGATGAGGGCGGGATTACTCCCGCCCGTCGCGCTGCCCCTAGTGGTAATCCTCGTAATCGAGCAGGTGGACCTCCTGTTCGTCGATATCCACGTGGAAGGTGAGACGGAAATTCGGCGTTACCCGCAACGCCCACTTGCCGGGCTGGCCAGGGATCAATTCGTGGGCCTTCCACGACGGCACCGCGATCAGCTGCAGCGGGTGGGTCATCACGGTGATCGCGCCGATCATCTCAGCGACCTTGCGAACCTCCAGCTGCGATAGGCCCTTGACCGAGGTCAGCGTCGGATCGTCGACCAGCTTCTTGATGCGGCGGTCGCGGACCGAGGTAATCTTCATTTCCGTACTCCTCTTGATGTGTAGTTACGATACACACAAAACGATCAGCGCGCAAGCGGAAAGTGTAGCAGCACTACACATTTAGGAGCGGCGCTTGCTCGTTGGTCTCTCGATCCAGGGCAACATCACGTCGGTGAAGCGGGGGCTCTCGGCTCTCCAGGCAAAGCAAATACCCTTCGCCACGTCGCTGGCGCTCAACGAGCTGGCAAAGGGCGTCCGCGACGTAGAGCGCGGGCTGATCGATGAGACGTTCGATAGCCCGACGCCGTTCACTCAGAACGCTTATCGGATCGAGGTCGCCACCAAGGCAAAGCCGGTTGCGATCGTGTGGGCGAAAGACATCCAGGCCCAATACCTCGAGCCGTATGTCACTGGCGGCGATCGTTTCCTCGGCACCAAACGCGGCATGCTGGCGCCGCGATCCGTCGGGCTCAACAAGTACGGGAACCTGACGCGCGGCAAGCTCGCCGCATTGAAGGGCAAAGCCAACGTCTTCATCGGCCCGGTGACCTTCCGCAACGGCCGCACCGTCAACGGTGTGTGGCAGCGCGGCGCAACGCCGCGCGGTGGCCGCACCAAGGGCGGCGGTGAATACGGTACCAAGGGAAAGAACAGCAATCTGGTCGGCGGCGCCCGCACCACGCTCAAGCTGCTCATTCAATTCGAGGACACGACGCCGGCGCCGAAGCGGCTGCCGTTCGAAGCGCGTGCCCGCCAATATCTCGATCGCAACGCGCGTGCCGTTTTTGAGGCCGCCCTGCAGCGCGCGATCGCCACCTCGAGGAGATGACGATGCACATGACCTTGCGCCGCCTGCAGCCGCTGATCTTCGCCGCCAACCGGCCGATGGCCAGCCAGGCCGACGTTGCTCGCGCGATCAACGCGATCGAGCGGCGTGCGAAGGAACGCGGCCCGTCGAAGTTGCGCCGGCGCACGGTGCGCAAGGTCGAGCTCGGCCAGAACGGCGCGTTCTGACAATGAGCTATCTCGGCAAGCGGCCGGCGATCGCGGCCGCCACCGTTGTCCGCGCCGGCCTGTTGATGGTCGAGACACGCACCGAGGACTTCCCCGACGCCGACGGCAAGGTGCGCTTTATCGTCCAGCGCGACGTGCTGTCCCCGTTCCGCGCCATCCGCAACGTGCCAAGCCAGGTCGTGCCTGTCAGCATGGATAAGCGGCTCGCGATGATCTTCGAGCAGATCGTCGAAGAGCAAAGGTGGAGGATCGATCGGCACCTCGACTACATCGAGGAGCACGGCTGGCTCGCCTACGATATGTCGATCGGCAGGGTCACTGGGTGACACGCGAGCCCACCATCCGCCGCGCGATCGCGCTGCTCATTCTCGCGCACGCCTGGCGCATCATGCACCCAGTTCGGAAGGTCGCACCATGATCCCCTGGTTTATCGTCAACGCGATCGATGCGGTCACCTCGCGCCTTGGCTACGACATGACGGTCGAGTGCCGCGCGGATCGCCGTTGGACGGTCGAAGGCTTCTGGCTTCGTCGCCGGCCCCCGGGCGAGCCCCGTGCCGCTCGGCTCGGTCCGTATCGTGGCGGCGTGCTCACGCCTGCCGATTCGATCGACCTCGCGTCGATCGGCATATCCGTCGTCGGCGACGGCTTCAGCCTCGTCGACTACTGGCCGACCGACCTCGACCGCGCCCGCGCCCGCTGCCTAGCGGTTTTGGGTCCTTCCTACCCCCTGTCGGCACGTGGGTAATTGCGCGCCGCGACGTGCGTCTGGCCACGAAAGTTTGAAAGTTGTCCGCACCTGAAACGTCCGCACGGCTGAGCGTTCGCGAATTCGCGAAGAGGGCAGGGTGCGACGAGAAGCAAGTGCGCCGCGCCATCGAAAAGGGCGTGCTTACGAAGGGGGATGACGGACTTCTCCCCGCTGACCAGGCCGAGGGGAGTTGGCGCAAGCCTAACCGCCGCGGCGTTGAAAAACTGTCCGCACAACCGGTGCGGACAACCGAAACTGTCCGCACCCGTGCGGACAAGCCGCGACACCGGACGAATGTCCGCACCGGCGAGACCGCCGAAGAAGCCGCCGAGCGCATCGTCGCCCAGGCCGGGTTGCTGCCGCTGAAGGACGCGCTCGAGCTCAAAGAGAACTACCTCGCCCGGCACCAGCAGCTTTCTTACGACCTGAAGGCGGGCACCGTCGTGCTGATCGACGAGGTCTCGAAGGCCATCGGCAAGGAATACGCCGGCGTCCGGAAGAAGCTGCTCGCGATCCCCGCCGAGCGCGCCCCGGCCGTGCACCGCCTCAAGACAGTCGCCGAAGTCGAAGACTTCCTCCGCAGCGTCATCGTCGAGGCGCTGGAGGAGCTGGTCAGCGATGGGGCACCTCCCGCCTGAAGCTGGCGTCTATGCCGGCGGCACAGAGCTGCTGGCAAAGGCCCTGCTTCAGACGCGGCGCGAGAACCTTCAGCCGCCGCCAAAACTGACGCTCAGCCAATGGGCGGCCGAGCACGCGCGCCTATCGGCCGAGACGTCGGCACAAACCGGCAGGTTCCGCGCCTACGCGTACCAGATCGGCATGATGGATGCCGTGACCGACCCGACGGTCACCCGCGTCACCATCATGAAGTCGGCCCGCGTCGGCTATACCAAGATCCTCGACCACGTCGTCGGGTACCACATCCACCAAGACCCGAGCCCCATGCTCGTGGTGCAGCCCCGCGTTGAGGACGCGGAGGATTACAGCTCGACCGAGATCGAGCCGATGCTGCGCGACACGCCGGTCCTGGCAGAGATCGCCGGCGACCTTCGATCGAAGGACGCTAAGCAAAAGCTGCTGAAGCGCGTTTTCCGCAACGGATCCTCGATCAGCTTCGTCGGCGCGAATAGCCCGGGCGGGTTCCGGCGCATCACGGCGCGCATCATCTGCTTCGACGAGGTCGACGGCTATCCCGTGCTCGGCGCCGGCGATGACGGCGACCAGATCAAGCTGGGCGAGCGACGCGCGCAGACGTTCTGGAATCGCAAGATCATCATGGGCTCCACGCCCCTGGTGAAGGGCGAGAGCAGGATCGAGAAATCGTACCTGCTGAGCGATCAGCGCAAATTCTATGTGCCGTGCCCGCATTGCGGGGAGCACCAGGTGCTCGAGTGGGGCGGCCCGGATGCCGCCTATGGCATGAAGTGGGACAAGGACGCCGACGGCAAGGGATTGCCCGAGACGGCCTATTATTTGTGCCGGGCCAACGGCTGCATCATTCACGACGTCGACAAGGCCGAGATGCTCGATGGCGGCGAGTGGCGCGCTACCGCGCTGTTCAATGGCCACGCCGGTTTCCATATCTGGACCGCTTATAGTCTGGATCCCAACGCGAGCTGGCCCAACCTGGTCGCAGAATGGCTCGAGGTCGCCCACGACCCGCTGCAGCGCAAGACCTTCTTCAACCTGGTCCTCGGCGAGCCGTACGAGGAACGTGGCGAGCGGGCGCTCGATGAAGACAAGCTGCTCGAGCGCTGCGAGGTCTGGCCGGCCGAGGTGCCCGACGGCGTAGCGGTCCTCACGTTCGGCGCCGACACCCACCCTGACCGTGTCGAGATCGAGGTGGTTGGCTGGGGCCGCAACGAGGAGAGCTGGTCGATCGCCTATAAGGTCTTCCCGGGCGATCCCAACGAACCCGATTTCTGGGACGTGATCGACAAGTACCTGAAGCGCGAATGGCACCGGGCCGACGGTCGGCCGTTCACCCTCACAGCAGGCTGCATCGATACCGGCGGTGCAAATACCCAGGCGGTTTACAATTTCACCAAGTCCCGCCTGCGCCGGCGGATCTACGGCATCAAGGGCGCCTCCGAGCAGGGCGGGATCCGCGCGCCGATCTGGCCGACCAAGACCCCAACCGCGCGCACGAAAGCGACCTATCGGCCCGTCAATATCGGCACGAACTCGGCGAAGGATAGCATCCGGTCCCGACTTCACCAGGAAACGCCTGGCTCCGGCTACATGCATTTTCCGGCTGATCGCGATCGGGGATATTTCTCGCAGCTCACTGCCGAGCGCCTGGTAAAGAAACAGGCCCGCGGCCGCACCTTCAGCGTTTGGGAGTGCCCGAAGAACCGGCACAACGAGGCATTGGACTGTCGTGTCTATGCTTTCGCTGCCCTGGTCGGGATCCAGCAGGCCGGATTCGCCCTGAACCGGACCGCCGACGAGGTCGGCGCCGCTTACACCTACGTCACGCTGCCGGCGGAGAAGCTGGCCGCGGCCGTCCCGATCGCCGGCGATACGCCGGCTGAGCCCATGGCGACCGTCGCCGAGCCTCGCGTCGTGAAAGTCGGCGAGGCGCCGGCGCGCGTAGCGCCGGGCACGCGCGCGAGCCGGCTCGCTAGCTGAGGAACCCATAATGGCGATCATCACCACCGGCATCTTTGCCGGCATGGACGATGCGGTCCTGCGCGCCCAGCTCACCGCGGCGCAGCTCGCGCTCATCAAGCTGCAGTCGGGCGAGAAGAACGTCCAGCTACAGTATGCCCAGGGCGACGGATCCAAGTCGGTCACCAAGAAATCCGCGACCGTCGCCGAATGCACTGCCCTAATCGTGCAGCTGCAGCAGGCCCTCGGCATTCGGTGCGCGCCGCGCCGGCCGATGCGGTTCCTGCGTCGATGACAGTGCAGATCCTCGACCATCGCGGTATGCCGATGGTCCCGAAGACGCGGCACGCGCAGGCGCTGGTCGGCGGGAATAACAGCACGCCGTATGACGCGGCGGACATGTTCAGCGACCACATGGCCGGGTGGTTGCCTTACCTGACGTCGGCCGACGGCGCGCTGAACAGCTACCGCGACACGATCGTCGCCCGCACCCGGGATATCGTCAAGAACGACGGCTGGGCCTCGGGGACGATCACGCGGATTCTCGACAACGCCGTTGGCGCGAATTTCCGGCCGATCTCGAAGCCCGACTTCAAGGCGCTTGCCAATTATTCCGGCCTGAAGACCTTCGACGAGCGCTGGGCGTACGACTTCGCCCAGTGGCTGGACGCCGCCTATCGCGCTTGGGCGCTCGGTCGCGGTCGATGGGCTGACGTCAGCCGCAATCTGACCGTGCCGCAGATGTTCCGCCTCGCCTTTCGCCACAAGCTGGTCGACGGCGACGCCCTAGGCCTGTTGCGGTGGATGCCCGAGCGTATCCGGCCCGGCCGTGCGCAATATGCCACTGCGCTGCAGCTGATCGATCCCGATCGGCTGTCGAATCCGCAGATCAGTTTCGACCAGCGCTATCTGCGCGGCGGCGTCGAGATCGACGACGATGGCGTCGCGATCGCCTATCATATCCGCCGCGGGCACCAGAATGACATCTGGGCTGCCGGCGACAGCATGCTTTGGGATAGGATCGAGCGCGAGACGGATTGGGGGCGCCCGATCATCGTGCACGATTACGAGCACGACCAGGCGTCGACGCACCGCGGTGGTGCCGGGATCTTGACCCCGGTTCTTCACCGCCTGCGCATGCTGTTCGATTACGACGTGGCCGAGCTGGATAGCTCGCTGCTCAATGCGATCTTCAGCGCCTACATCGAAAGCCCGTTCGACCAGGAGTTCGTCGACGGTGCATTCGGCGGCGACGAAAAGCTGAACGCCTACCAGGCCGAGCGCGCCGAATATCACCGGCTCAATCGTATCACGATCCCCGGGACCGGGGCGTCGATGACCAAGCTTTTCCCTGGGGAGAAGATGGGCCAGGTGCAGGCCGCCCGGCCTAATGCCAACTTCGCGGCATTCGAAGCCGCCGTGCTTCGAAACGTCGCATCGGCCTCCGGCGTCTCGACCCAGCAGGTGTCGAACAACTGGGCTGACGTGAACTATTCGTCGCACCAAGGCGCGCTGCAGGAGTTCTTCAAGACGCTCAGCCGCCGGCGCGACGAGTTCTCCGAGGGCTTCTGCCAGCCGGTCCGCGAGGCATTCGTCGAAGAGGCGATGGAAATGGACGAGCCGCCCCTTCCGGCCGGCGCGCCCGAGTTCATGGAATGCGCCGCAGCCTATGCTCGAGCAAAGTGGATTGGGCCCGCCCGCGGCTGGACCAACCCCGTCGACGAGGTCAAGGGCGCCGTGCTCGGCATGGACGCCGCCCTTATGGATTACGATGAGCTCTGCGCGGAGCAGGGCCTCGACGCCGACGATATGATCGCGGCCCGCAAGCACACGATCCGCCGCTTCCAGGAAGCCGGCATTCCGCTCCCGACCTGGTCGGGCATGAACCCGGCCGGCGAGCCCGCCAACCGCACGATCCAAGATCCGGAGGCCAAATAATGGAGTTCGCGCTCCTCGCCCAGCAGCTGTTCAATACTCCGCTGGCCATTCACCCGCGCAAGGCCGAGATCGCGATCGCCGCCTTGGCCGAGCAACTCGGCATCACGCAACTCGCCCGCATGGACGGATCCTTGGTGCCGGCAGCGATGGAAGACGACGAGGAATTCGTCAGCTCTCCGTCGCGATCTCGCCGCACGGATCCGGGCTACGATCTAATTGGCGGCCTCGGCCTTATCCCCGTCACCGGCACGCTCGCACAGAAGACCCGCTCACTGCGGCCGTATTCCGGCATGACCGGCTATGACGGCATCCGGCAGTCGTTCCTCACCGCCATGTGCGACGACGATGTAAAGATGCCGGTGTTCGACCTGTCCTCGGGGGGCGGCGCCATCGCCGGGCTCTTCGACTTGGTCGACACGATCTACGAGGCGCGCGGTACCAAGCCGATCGCTGCTATCCTGTCGGAAAGCGCCTATTCGGCTGCCTATGTTCTCGCTTCGGCCGTCGATCCGGGCCGGGTTTTCGTGCCCCGTACGGGAGGCACGGGCTCCAACGGGGTCATCTGTATGCACCTCGACATGGCTGAGGCGTACTCCAAGGCCGGCCTGAAGGTCACTTTCATCACCTCCGAGGGCGCCGATCGCAAGACCGACGGCCATTCCGAGATCCCGCTCAGCGACGCCGCATATGCCGCGATCAAGGCCGATGTCGATGCGATGGGAGATCTGCTCCACGAGACCGTGGGCAGGAACCGAGGCCTCGCGGCCTCTGCCGTGCGCGGTCAGAAGGCCGCCACGTTCATGGGGGCCGCCGGCGTTGCCGCCGGCCTCGCTGATGCCGTGATGGCGCCCGACGCCGCGCTCCGCGCGCTGCTCGCCGAAGTCGCCTGACGAAACCCAGAAGGACACCAACATGACCACCACCACCGGCCGGACGGCGACCTCGCCGTTCTCGCACCTGCTCGCCCTCGTCACGGGCAACTCGTTCAGCGGCAAGCGCGCCGATGACGAGGACAAGCCCGAAGAGGGCGCCGAAGACGATAAGCCCGAGGAGGGCGCCGACGACGACAAGCCTGAGGAAGGCGCCGAGGACGACAAGCCCGAGGAAGGCGCCGACGACGACAAGGACGACAAGGGCGGCAAGCGCGGTCGCCGCGCCAAGCGCGCCGAGTCGGACGACGACGAGGCCGAGGGCAAAGCCGAAGACGAGGACGACGATGAGGAAATGGCCCAGGCACGCCGCGAAGGCTATGCCGCGGCCCAAGCCCGCGGCCGTCGCATCTTCAGCGCCGCGTCGGCCGGCCTGCGTCCCGACATGGCGGCGCACCTGGCGTTTAACGACACCCGCTCGAGCGCCGACGCGATCGCCATGCTCGACATGGCCGCCGGCGGCGCCGCGCCGGCCGCGAACGGCAGCCGCCTCGGCCGTCGTATGGCGCGGGTCGTCATTCCCAACCCGGGCGCGAGCTCGGCGGCCAAGCCGGGCGCAAAGTCCGAGGTCGACCAGTTCGTCGAGGCGGCCGCTGCCGCTGCCAAGAAGGCCGGCATCTAAGCCGGCGCTGACTCCTATTTCCGAAAAGGACCCCCAACATGGTTTCCACCACGACCTACGGCGCCCCGCCGTTCCAGCCTGGCATGACCCAGGATGCCTTCGTGCCCGATCAGCTGATCGCCGGCGATCTGAAGATCGTCACCGACGACATCACGATCTTGAGCGGCCAGGTGCTCAAGCGCGGTTCGGTCCTCGGCAAGATCACCGCCAGTGGCAAGTATGTGCTCGCCCTGTCGGCGTCCGCCGACGGCTCGCAGACCCCCGCGCGCGTGCTGGTCGATGACGTCGACGCGACGGCCGGCGATCAGAATACCGGCTCGTTCCGTCAGGCGGAGCTCAACGGCAACGCCCTGATCCTCGGCACCGGCATTACGCTCTCGGCCGCGCAGGCCGCGCTCGAGAGCGCCGCGGGCACCAACGTCTTCATCAAGACGCCGGTCTCGGCGGCCGACCCGACCTAACCACCCCGACAACTTCGCACGACGCGAGCCCGCCTTCTGGCGGGCTTTTTTTTTGGAGCCCGCATAATGCCGGACGCAATCGCTTACACGACCGCCAAGCTGGTCGGCCTCGTACCCAACCTCAAGACGTCGCAGAATTTCCTGCTCGATCTCCTCTTCCGCGGCCTGGTCGAGGCCGACACCGAAGAGGTGTTGATCGACGTCGACGTCGGCCTTCGCCGCATGGCGCCGTTCTGCTCGCCCCTCGTCGAGGGCAAGCTGGTCGAGCAGCGCAAGTACCAGACGAACAAGTTCAAGCCGGCCTACATCAAGGACAAGCGTGCGCCGGATCTGCGCAAGCCGGTCCGCCGCATGATCGGTGAGCGTGTTGGCGGCGAGCTGACCGGCGCCGAGCGCGAGCTCGCCAATCTTCAGATGGAGATGGCCGACCAGGTCGACATGGTGAACCGCCGGCTCGAGTGGATGGCTGCCCAGGCGCTGACCACCGGTACCGTCACGATCGCTGGCCAGGGATTCCCGACCACGGTGATCGACTTCGGCCGCTCGGCCTCGCTGACAGTTGCGCTCTCGGGCACGAATCGTTGGGGCCAGACCGTCAACGCGAACGGTCGCGACACCAACATCGACGGTCAGCTCACCGATTGGGCGGCAGCGATCCTGAAGGCGAGCGGCGCCACTCCGACCGACCTGATCTTCACCAACGGCGCCTGGAAGAAGTTCAAAACCGCCGAGGGCGTCCAGGGCGCGATCTATTACCCGCAGCTCTCGGGCAGCGAGAACGCGATCGAGGCCGGCCCGAAGGTCCAGAAGGGTGGCGTCTTCATGGGCATCTGGGGCCAGTTCCGCCTCTGGCTCTATAACGACTGGTACATCGATTCGAACAATGTCGAGCAGCCGATGCTGCCCGACGGCACGGTCATCATGTCGGGCCCGGAGCTGATGGGCACGCGCGCCTTCGGCATGATCATGGACCCGAAGTTCAACTACAAGCCGATGGCCTATGCGCCGAAGACCTGGATCATGGAGGATCCGGCGCAGCGCATCATCATGATGCAGTCGGCGCCGTTGGTCATTCCCAGCCGCGTGAACGCCGCTCTCAGCGCTTCGGTCCTCTGACCGAAGCGCCTTTTAGTTCAATCCCAGCAGGATAAACCAACATGCCCGCAAACAATGCGAAGAACGTCGACGGCGCGGCCGCGACGACGGACGAGGATATTGCCGAATTCACGGTCGCCCCTGGGCGCACCGTCTCTGGCGACGACGGCGACGTCGGGCCCGGCGGCACGATCATCCTCCCGATCAAGGAAGGCGCAAAGCTGCAGAAGCTCGGCTTTCTCCTGGGCGAGGACGGCAGCATTCCGGTCAACGCCGATGGCCCGAAGGTGATCAGCGGCGAAGAGATCGAGGACTGATCGATGGCGATCGATTGGGACACCGAACTCCTTGGCCCCGTCATGGCTTGCTTTGGCGAGGACGAGACGACCGGTCTCCCAGTCTACACTCCGCAAGGGCTGCCGGCTTTTGAGCTCGCCGATGCGGTGTTTGATGCCCAGTACGAGCAGGTCGTGCTTGACGGCGAAGGCAGTCAGCAGACCACTCGCCGGCCAGTACTGGGCGTCCGTCGATCGCTATTCCCCCGCGACCCGGCCCAGAACGACACGGTCTATATCCCGTCAGTCGGGAAAACCTACGTCGTGAAGAACCCCGAGCCTGACGGTCACGGTCATGTGCTGCTGATGCTGATGGAGACGGCGGCGTGACCGTCACGACGTCGAATGATCTCTTAGCAGCCACCTATGTGGCGGTGCTCAACGCGACCGACGCCGGCAGCCGGGTTTACAAGCCGGGCGATTGGCCGTCGCAGATCGAGCAATACCCGCTGATCAAAATGCGTCTGATCCACGAGGCGCGCACTTCGCTCGGCCGCGGCGGCGCGATCGAGTTTCTGACCGTTGCGACGATCAGGATCACCGGCGAAGTCTCGGCGCCGGCGACGATCGACGACGCCGGCGCGACTGGCGCTGAGAGCGCCCTATGGCGCCTGAAGCGCCAGATCGAGGTCGCGATCGTCAACAGCTATCCGCTGACCAAGCTGATCCAGAACATGCCCACGATGGTCTCGCAGCTCGATTTCAGCAGCGAGGGCGCGACGCACCTGGCCGGTGTCCGCGTGGATCTGCAGCTCGAATTCTACGAGGGGCCCGAGAGCTTCGCGCCCGTCGTGAGCGACGACCTCGAACAGGTCACGATCGCCAACACTAGCCTCCCGCCCACCGGCCTTTCGGTCGACCTCCCAACCTAGGAGCTCCGCATGCGCGTCTACTCCGTACCGGGGCGCCTCGTGCGCGACCCGGCGACCCGTCGTGTCGTCGATACCGACGGCGTCGACGTCAATCCCCACGACACCCACTGGGTTCGCCTGCTGAACGATGGCGACGTCACCGACGTCGCGCCGGCGGCCGAGCCCTCCCCGAAGAAGAAGTCCGCCTCGAGCGGCGAGGAGGCTTAAGCCGTGACGATCCCCTTCAGGAATATTCCCGGCAACCTTCGGGTGCCGCTGTTTTATGCCGAGCTCGACAACTCGCGCGCGAACACCAACCAGGCGCCACAGCGCGCGCTGCTGATCGGCCAGAAGACCGCGGCCGGCACCCTCACCGCCAATATCCCGGTCGTCTCGCAATCACAGGTCGATAGCCGCGCGTCCGCGGGCCCCGGATCGATCCTCGCCGGCATGATCGATGCGTATCGCGCCGTCGACAAGAACGGCGAAATGTGGGTGCTGCCGGTCGCCGACGATGGTGGCGCGGTCGCTGCCACCGGTTCGTTGACTTTCACCGGCCCGACCACGCGCGTCGGCACATTGTCATTGTATATCGGCGGCCGCCTCGTCGCGGTACCGATCGCGAGCGGGCAGACCGCCAACCAGATTGCCACGGCAGTGGCGGCTGCGATCCAGACGGCGAACGTTGCAGTTACCGCCGTGGTGGACGCGGTGACGCTCAACAAGGTCAACCTGACGGCGCGTAACGCCGGCGAGTGCGGCAACGACATTGACCTCACCGTCAATTACAAGGGCTATGCCGGGGGCGAGGTCACGCCGGCCGGCACCTCGGTCACCTTTGTGGCGATGACTGGCGGCACGACCAACCCGTCGCTGACGACTGCACTCGCCAACCTCAACGACATGGCATTCGATTTTATCGCGTGCTCCCTTACCGATGCCACGTCGATGGCGGCGATCGCGGCGTTGCTCGCGGATGATATCGGCCGCTGGTCGTGGACCAAGCAGCTCTACGGGCATTGCTGGGTGGCCAAGCGCGGTACCGCCGGCGCCAATGCCACTTTCGCAACCGGCCTTAACAACCAGCACATCACCAACGTGCCGGTGAATGGCTCGCCGAGCCCGCCTTGGAAGTGGGCGGCAGCGTTCATGGCGGCCGCGGCCGTCTCGCTCCGCCAGGATGCCGCGCTCCCGCTGCAATTTGTGGCCGTACCGGGCCTCTTGCCCCCGTTGCCGCAGGGCCTGTTCCCGATCGACGTCCGCAACAATACGCTGCTCTATGGCGGCTGCGCGACCTGGTTCGTCGACTCCGGCACCGTCGTGATGGAAAACATCACCACGACTTACGTCACCAACGTCCAGGGCAATGCGGACGACAGCTATCTCGAAGTCGAGACGCTGTTCAACTCGGTCTACCTGCTGCGCCAGCTGCGCGCGGTGGTCCAGGGGACCTATGGCCGCAAGAAGCTCGCCGCCAACGGCACGCGCCTGCTGCCCAACTCCAATGTCGTCACGCCCGACGTGATCCGAGCCGACCTAGTCGCGAAATACCGCGAGCTCGAGGCCTCTGGCTTCGTCCAGCAGTCCGAAGAATTCGCCGCCAACCTGGTCGTCGAGCAAAACGCGAGCAACCCCAACCGCGTCGACGTCCTCTATCCTGCCGTGCTGATCGATCAGCTCCGCGTCTTCGCGGTGCTGTTCCAGTTCCGGCTCGTTTAACCGGAGCGCCCAATGGCAACCGATCCCAACCGCCTCGCCGGTACCGCCTTCATCACGATCAACGGCGTTTCCTTCTCGATCTCCGGCGAGGCGAACTATCGCCCGTCGGGCTCGACCAGGGAAACGCTCACCGGTCAGGATGGCGTGCACGGTTATTCCGAAAAGCCGACCGCCGGACGCATCTCTTTCAAGGGCCGCGACGCCAACGCCGTGCAGATCGGCCTGCTCAATGAGGCGACCAACCAGACGGTCGTCCTCTCCCTTGCGAACGGCAAGACCGTCATTGGCCGCAATATGTGGCGCGTCGGCGACCCGATCGAGGTCAATACGGAGGACGGCACCTTTCCCTGCGATTGGGAAGGTGCGGACGTGAAGGATTCCTGACGTGGCCGAACCCTTGCCGTTCCCCGATCGCAATGCGACCGAGGCCGAAGTCGAAGCATATCTCGAGAGCGTCGACTATCAGCTCACGGTGCCGCTGCGCACGCCGATCCCGCTCGGCGAGATCACCTATTCCGAACTCAAGCTGCGCGAGCCGACAGCTGCCGAATGGACCCGCTGGGACAAGCTCAGCGGTCTCGAGGCCGACATTATGGCCGTCTCGACCGTCGCTGCCGTTCCTGACCAGGTCATCCGTCAGATCGGCGCGCGCGAGCTGATGAAAGCATCGAGGTTCATCCTGCTTTTTTTGGGATGAGACCCACACGCGCGGAAGAAGGCGAGATCCTTACCCGCTTGGGAATGCGCTTCGCCAAGTTCCCGGACGAAGTCGCGACGCGGCCTTGGTCGCTGCTGAGAAAATGGTGGGACTGGTCGGGAGGGATCTAGCATGACCCAGCCGACCTACGGCATCGCGATCACTGCCGACGACAAGACGGCAAAGGGTGTCGCCTCGGCAGAACGTCGGATCGGCGGGATCCCGAAACGAGTCGACTCCGCCAATCGATCCTCGATCGGGAAGTCGTCAAAGGCGATCCTGCGCACGTTCGCCGAGACCGAGAAGGCTGGCGCAAAGGCCTTTGGCGGCCGTTCGGTCATGGCCGGTGTCGCGTCCAGAATGGGTGCGATCGGGGAAGCCGCCGGCGCGATGGGCGAGGGCATGGGCGCCGCGGCCGCGGAGGGCGGCCTCCTCACGACGGTGCTCGGAGGTGTAGGCGCCGCGGTTGCGGGCACTGTCGGTGCGCTCGTGGCTGCCGGCGTTGCGGCCTTCAACGTCGCCAACGGCTGGAGCAAGACGGCCGCGACAATTGGCAGAACATCGGAGATTATCGGCGTCGGGACCAAGGCGTTGCAGGAATTCAGCGCCGCGGCCGAGCGCATGGGCGTTGACAAGGACAAGGCACTGGGCGGCCTGGGCGGCCTTTCGCAGTCGCTAAATGACGCTCGATACGGCCGGAACACTCAGGTGATCGGCCTGCTCAACAAGCTGGGCGTCAAGATGGCGATCGGCGCCGACGGCGACGTCGACGTGGAGAAGATGCTGCCGGCGATCGCCGACGCCTTCTCGCGCCAGGGCAGCTCAGGCAAGCGCACGATGGCGCGGATCCTCGGGATCCCGCTCGATACGATCCCGGTCTTCTCGCAGGGTGGCAAGGCGCTGTCCGGCGACATGGCCGATACCGAAAAGACGGGCATCGTCCTCACGCCCGACGACATCGCACTCGGCAAGCGCCAGGTGCGTCGGAACACGATCGGATCGCAGGAACTGCAGGGCAAGATCCTCACGCCGCTGAAACGGGGCCTTACGGGCGGGATCGATGGCGCCGAAACCTGGGCAATGAACAAGCTCGGCATCGGGGCCGACACTATCGACCGCGCCGGCGGCAAGATGGACCGCGCGGCGGACAAGATGGACCGCGCAGCCAGAAACTTCAGCACGGCTGGCGGGGGCGGCGGCGTTCGAAATGGCGTGCTCGGCATGTCGCCTAAGGACATCGTCGACCTGAAGAAGCTAGTTCAGACCGAGTGGGATGGACGGGACGCCAATCAGCTGAAAGGCATTGTCGACGTCGTCTTGAACCGGGTCGCGACAGGGCGGTGGGGCCGTACCGTGGCCGACGTTGCCAACGCCCATAATCAGTTCTCGGATATCAATGGCCCGATCGGACGGAAAAAGGGGCGGCACTCGGTCGACGATGTGCCTCTGTCCCTGGTCACGGGAAAAACGAGCGCCGCGGTCGATGCATACCTTCAGGATCGGGCAAGCGGTCAGCCCTCGATCGTCGGCGGCGCGCTCAATTATGCGAACCCGTATTATTCCGACGAAAAGAACAAGCCGTGGATCCGCAAACTAGACGGGCCGACGTTCGGTTCGGGCAAGTCGATCCACAAATACGGCACCGTCCCAGGCATGAAAGACTCCGAACCCGGTGACTTCAGCATCGGTTTGCCTGGCACCGCGCCCCAGGAAGTGCCCGTGAAGGTTACCGTCGAGCTCAAGAATGCTCCGCCTGGCACTCGCGCCACGGTGACCGCGGGCAAATCATCCAAGCCTGCCGTCAGCTGGGCGCTTGCCCCGGTGCATGGCGGCTGACGCCGCCGGCGGCGATCGCCGATTCAAATTTCGCTCAGCACGATAGGAGGCTGTGAATGCCGCTCTTCGGGGGCAATCTCCTCCCGGCGTCGTTTCGCGGCGCCCCTTTCGCTGTCTTGCGCAACGACACACAGGGCGGGCGCCGTATCGCCCTTCACCAATATCCGGGTCGGGACGTACCCTGGGCCGAAGACATGGGGCGGGCGCCGCGTCGATTCCGCTTCAATGGATTCATCGTCGACAACGACGTCGTTTTCTCTGGCGGCCCTATTCAACTCCAGCGCGCGCTCCTGGTCTCCGCGCTCGAGGCGAAAGGGCCGGGTCTGCTGACCCATCCGACGCTCGGCGTCCTCAATGTCGTCGTTACCAACGCGGCGATCGGCGAGGATCTCGGCGCCGAGACCATGTCGACGCTCGACCTCGAATTCCTCGAGGCGGGCAAGCGTACCTATCCGACGGCGAGCTCGGCCAGCTCGGGGCTGTTGACGATCGCCAACCAATTGAAGGCGTCTCTCGTGGCCGATGGCGTCCGCCTGATCGCCGAGGCGGCCAGTGACGGGGCGCGCAAAAGGGATTTGCAGGTCACCGCGGCGACCTTCACTTCGAAGGCGATCGGGCTGGGCGCCGACGCGACCGCGCTTTATCGCGTCGCGGCGCTGTTGCCGGGCTCCTTTGGACGTTTCGCCGGCGGCTCCAACGTTGGTGCCTTTGGCGTCACGCAATCGCCATTCGACGATTCCACGACGATCGACGACCTAACCTCCCGATTGGCAACGCTGCGGACGTCGATCGTCAGCGCCGCGACCGCGGCCGGCGCCGCGATCGACGCTGCCGATCTTGGCTATGCCCCAGATGTGGGCTCAACGGCAGTGAAGCTGGTGGAGAGCTTGGCCGCGGCCTGCTCCGATCCGGCCGATGCCGTAAGGCTCCTCGCGCAACTGGTCACCTTTGTATCGCCGCGCCCCGAAGCGCTGACACCTATCGGCCAAGCTTATGCCGGCATGATCCGCCGCTCGGCCGCGGCCGAGCTGGTGAATGCCGGCGGCCGCTACCAGCCGGCGAGCGCGGACGACGCGGCCGCGCTGATCGAGCAATTTACGGGTCTATTCGGCGACCTGATCAATACCGCGTCGGATGTCGGAGACGACGACAGCTTCAGGGCACTAAGGAACGCCAGGACCGCGGTGTCGCGGGATCTGCGCACGCGGGCCGCGACACTCGCCGGTTTGCGGACCTGGTCGCTGCCGCTGAGTTTACCCGCGTTGGTGCTCGCGCAGCGGCTCTATCGCGATCCCGATCGCGCCGATCAGCTAATCGCCCAGGCGGCGCCACCGCATCCGCTTTTCATGCCGGCCGACTTCACGGCGCTCGCGGTATGACTCTTTCGCTGACGCAGCTGCCGGATATCGTCGTAACCGGCAACCACGTCCCCCGGGACGCCGACGACGTTTTCATCAACGTCAACGACCAGGAATTGGGCGGCTGGGAAGAGGTCGAGATCACCCTTCGTCTGGAAGGCTTTCCGAACAGCTTCACGATCGCGGCCAGCGACATCGCGCCGATTGACGGCAAGCTCGTCCCGATCGAGGGAAACGACTGCACGATCCTGATCGGTACCGACAAGGTCATCACCGGCTATGTCGATCGAAGCAACGAGACTGGTACGGCGAATTCGCACGGCGTGAGTGTCCAGGGGCGAGGCAAGACGCAGGACCTGGTCGATTGCTCGGCCGAGTGGCCGACTGGCCAGATCTTCCAGGGAACGGCGCTCTATATCGCCCAGCAGCTGGTGCTGCCCTACAAGTCGATCGCGGTCGAGATGGGCCCAGGCGCGTCGCCGGGCCCGGAGGCAACGGGCTGGTCGCTCAATTACGGTGAAACCGCCGCAGAGATCATTCAGAAGTTCGCGCGCAACGCCGGGCTGCTCGCTTACGAGGATTCGAGCGGCAAGCTGATCCTGGCCAAGGTCGGCGACAAGAAGGCGGCGAGCGGCGTGGTCTATGGCGTAAACGTCGAGGCTTGGACCTGTGAGAACAGCATGGACGGGCGCTATTCGGACCTGGTCTGCTCCTCCTTCGCGACCCTGAACGCAATCGCCGAGGTGAAGGGGCCGGGGGACACCTATTTTTTCGCTGCCCAGGATAAGCAGGTTCCGCGGCATCGGCTGCTCTATGTGGTGACCGAGCCGGTCGCGGCCGACATCACTGAGTTCACCAAGACGAAGGCGCTATGGGACATGGCGCGGCGATCGGGCCGATCGCACGTCGTTCACGCGACGGTCGACAGCTGGCGCGACAAGGACGGCGCGCTGTGGGCGCCCAACACGATCGTACCGGTAGACCTGCCGGGCAACCGAGCCGGGCCCGAGCTAATCCTCTCCGAGGTGACCTTCCGCCGCAATAACGCGAGCGGCACCACCGCTGACCTGTTGCTGATGCCGCGCGAGGCATTCGTGCCGGAGCCGTTCGTGGTGGCGCCGGTCAACTCGGCCGACGTGAAGGGGATATCCTCGCAATGAACCTCGGCCGGCTATTTGGCTTCGGCCGCGTCACCTCGATCGACGATACCGGCGACGCCCAGGTCCTGCAGGTCACGCAGGGCGCGAGTGGAACCGGGTTCAAGGACCGCATTCTCGACAAGATCTTCCGGCTATCGCAGTTCGGCATCGCCTCGGTGCCGCCGCTCGATGCGAGCGTGCTGATGATCCACGTCAATGGCGATCGCAGCCAGACGTTCGTCGTCGCGACCCATCATTCCGCTTCGCGCCTGAAGAACCTGCAGCCAGGCGACAGCGCACTCTATGACGTCCGCGGCGCGATCATAAAATTGTCCGCGGCCGGGCTCGAGATCGACTGCGCCGGTCAGGCGGCCGTGATCAAGAATTACAGCACCTGCACGTTCGAGGGCGACATCCATGTGACCGGCGACGTCGTTTCGCGCTCCAGCGGGACGCCGGTGAGCCTCAACGCTGTCCGCGATGCCTTCCATGCCCACAAGCACAGCGGCGTCGCGACGGGCGGCGGCCTGACCGGTCTGACAGACCACGACGCATAGGTCATCGATGAGCGACATTGCCACCGTTTGGAACGCCGGAGGATCTTTCGGCGACTGGTCGATCCTTGCCGCCAGCTCGGTCGCCTGGACGGATGAGGACGGCAACAGCGTCCGCGACCAGAACGGCAGGCCGATCGATGCCGAATTCAGTACCGGCGGCATCCTGGCCGCCAATGACGATCTCTTCACCGCGGCGCTGATCAGCCTTTTCAGTGATGCCGAGGCCGGGCCCGACGACCAGCTCCCGCTGGGCGAGGAGGATCCGCGCGGATGGTGGGCGGGTCCGATCGGCTCCAAGCTTTGGCTGCGCGCGCGATCGCGCCTCGACGACATCACCCGCGCGCTGATCAAGAACGATATCGAAGAGGCGCTAGCCTGGATGATCGACGACGACGTCGTCGTCGCGATCGATGTCGAGCTCGAGACACCCGAGCCAGGCAGGCTCTACGCGCGGGTCGGCTTTCGTCGAACCGACGGCACCAAGCGCGCGCTCGCCTTCGCCGTGCTCTGGGAGGACCTCTGACATGCCATATGATCGCCCAAACCTGGGCGCGCTGCGCGCCCAGGCGCAGGACGACGTCAACGCCAATCTGCCGGGCGTCGACGCGCGCCTTCGCTATTCCAACCTTGGCGTGATCTCCGAAGTCGTCGCCGGCATGGCCAACGAGCATTACGGCTATATCGACTACGTTGCGCTCAATGCCGTGCCCTTCACGGCAACGGGCGAGTTCCTGGAAGGGTGGGCGGCGTTCAAAGGCGTTAATCGCAAGGCCGCCAGCTACGCGATCGGCTCGGCCGCGTTCCCCGCTACGGCCGGCTCAAGCATCCCGGCCGGTACCGTCATAGCTCGATCGGATGGCTTCACCTACACCACGACCGACGACGCGGACGTCGCCAGCGGCACCATCACGGTCGCCTTCAGCGCCGACCAGGCCGGTATCGAAGGCAACGCGATCGACGGTACGACAATGCTGCTGGTCGCCGGCGTGTCCGGCGTGACCGGCGCTGGCGCCGCGGTCGGCGCGATCACCGGCGGCGCGGACGTCGAAACCGATGCGGATCTCCGCACGCGAATGCTGCAGCGCTACGCCGCGCCGCCCCAGGGCGGGGCTGTGACCGATTATCCCGCCTGGGCGCTCGAGGTGCCCGGCGTGACACGCGCCTGGCTCAAACGCAACGCGATGGGGCCAGGCACGCTCGCGATCCTGTTCATGATGGACGATGCGCAGGCAGCACACGACGGGTTCCCGCAGGGGACCGACGGCTGTTCGTCGTATGAGTTTCGCGCAACGCCGGCGACAGGCGATCAGCTGGCCGTCGCCAATTACGTGTTCCCGCTGCAGAGCACGATCGCGCTGGTCTATGCGGTCGCCCCGATCCCGAACGCTTTAACGATCACAGTTTCCGGCCTGAGCGCCGCCACGACCGCAACGAAGACGGCGATCTCGACGGCCTGCGCGACGGCTCTCCGCGGCGCCGGCGTACCCGGCGGCATCACCTATCTGAAGACCCTCGAAGTCGCGATCGCGTCGGTACCCGCCAGCGATGGATTCGTGATCACCGATATCGCCTGCAGTGCGGGATCGATCATCGGCGGCGGCGACGTCGGCAACATCCAGTCGAATTCCGGCGCATTAGCGACGATCGACGAGCTGATCTTCATCTGATGCTGCAGGAACCGATTTTCGACACGGGTCCCGGTTACGACGGCCCACCAAACTACACACCCATCGATCCTACCGCGCCGCCGCCACCGCCGATCTCGACAGCGCCCGCGGCGCCGGCGGTGCCGGCCGGAGTTGCACCTGGCACCGTTTTACCGCCAACGCCAAGGCCGGTACCGCGACGCGCGCCGACCAACCTGCCGATCCCCGACGTCGCCGGCATCCCACGCTACTCGGCAACCGACTATGCCGGTGCAGCGCGGGGGCTGATGCCACGCGGCCGTCTTTGGCCGCAGCAGCCCGGCACGGTGCAGGAAGCTGTGCGCCTGGCGATCGGCAAGACCTTCGAGCGATCGGACGGCGACGCGAACATGCTGCTCGAGACGTCGTTGCCAGGATCGCTGACGCCGCTGCTTCCCGAATGGGAGGCCACACTCGGACTGCCGGATCCGTGCGCTGGCGCCGCGCCCACTTTCGCTCAACGGTGCGACCAGGTCCGCGGTCGCTTTGTGAACGCCGGCGGCCAATCGCGGCAGCACTTCATCGATTTCGCTGCAGCGCTCGGCTTCACGATCTCGATCACGAACTACGCTCCCTTCCGCGTCGGGATCAGCACCGTCGGCAACGCAGTAGCCGGCGACGAGGTGATCTTCACCTGGGGTGTCACGATCGACGCGGTTACCGGGGATCTGCCGATCGCTGTGCTCAAGTGCGAGCTCGAGGCGATCCAACCCGCCGAGGGTACCCTGATCTTCCTCAACGCCTAGAGGTTCCATGAACAGAATTGATGGGCCGACCCGGTCGGCCACGCTCCCGGCACCCTTGCCGGTGGGCACCGGTGGCGCGTCGCCAGGCTATTTCGCACATGGCGATCTCCTGGGCGGCGTTCCCTACACCACGCTCGACCCCGACTGGGCAAATAATATCCAGGAAGAGCTCTGCAGCGTCATCGCCGCCGCTGGTCTCGGGCTCGACAAGAGCAGCCATACGCAATTGCTGACGGCGTTGCAGACGTTGTTCGTCCTATCTGGCGGCAGCTCGGGCGTAATCGTCGGCGCCAACGAAGTTTCGTTGCCGTTGCCCGGCGGCTTCATCCTCAAATTCGGCACGATCAGCGGATCGTACTCCGAAGGCACGATGAGCCACACTTTCGACAACGCGTATCCGACCAAATGTTGGGTCGTCATCCCGGTCTCGGTCAACACCGGCGCGGATCTCAACAAGAACATCTGGGCCCAGCGCGTGTCGGTCAGCACGACCGGCTTCGTCCTCTTCAACAATCTCAGCGGCGGCAGCGGCACCAACTCGATCGACGGCGCCGACTTCATCGCGATCGGCAACTGAGGGGCGACCATGGGTAACACGATCCCCGATTATCCGCCCGCGCAGCAACCGCTTGCTGGCGACGAGCAGCTCGCCGCATGGCAGAACGGGAAACAGGTATCGCTGTCGGTAAAGCCAATTACGGACGCCGCGGTTGGGTCGGCGAAAGCGTGGGCCCAGTCCGCGACGCCGCCCGATCCCTTGGACCCGACGTCCAAATCCGCCAAGAGCTGGGTCAATCTCCTGCTGAGCAACACCGGTTTCCTGGCGGTAGCGACTGACGTCCTGTCGGCTGGGGCTAGCAAGATCCTCGCGGTAGGTTCGGATTTGCTGCTCGGCGCCTCGAGCATGATCGCGATCGTCGCTGCCGACCTGGCACTCGGAGCATCGTCACTTATTGGGCAGGCTCCTGCCAATGCCGCTGCCGCCGCAGCGTCTGCGGCGGCGGCGGCGGCGGCCGCCGCGAGCGTGCCGATCGGGGCGGGAATGCTCCTGGCAGGGACAGGCCTGCCCGCGAACAATCTCGGGTCGGCCGGCGCCTATTACTACGACCAGGCGTCAGGGCTAACGTACGGCCCGAAGAGTGCGACGGCGTGGCCTCTGGGCGCTGTGACCGACGTGAACGCGGGCTGGTCTCACTACGACCTGACCTCGAACGCGACCTATCCATCAGCGCTCATGCCGGTGACGCGGGCCAACCCGGCGACAGCGCTGGCGACGAACCTCTGTTATCATGATGCGCCTGGCTCGGCTTACCAGACCTTTTCTGCGGGTCAGCCTATCCGTCGAGCCGATCTCGGCACGATGTGGATGCCGCAGTCGCGGAATGTGTTTCTCAATTCCACCGCGCCGGTCGACCAGCCGAGCATCGCTGTCCCTGTCGCGAAGGTTATCGTCTGGGCGCATTTCGCTCCCGGCGTTACCGTGACGACAGCCGCGAATGGGGCGGTGGGCACCGGATTCGGCCCGCTGACATCCGGTGTCCCCCAAGTGCTGAATATCACGACCGCCGGTAACATCAGCGTGACCCACTCTGGCGCGGGAACCTGGAACGTCTGCCAGGTCGAATATAACCCCAACGTATCGTTCATGCAGAACTCGATCGCGACGCCGCTGATCATCACGGCGGGCGCAGCGGTCACGCGTGACTGGGATTATTCGCAGACGGCTGGCGCTCTGCTGGCCGCCCTCCAGGCGTCGGCCGGGTCGTTTGTGTTCGAGATTTCTCGCATCGAAACTCAGACCGGCTTCGGACGCAATCCCGGGCTGGTGGCATTTACCACAGGCAGCTCGAGCGTCGCGATCAATGGCGCGGCGAGCATGGCCTACCGCGGCGCAGCCGTCGGCACGACCATGGCCAATCAGGCGTGGAATACCGGATCGGGCAGCAGCCAGAAGCTCGGCTTTGCCTGGAGCACTGGTTCATCGACTTTCGGCGCGGGCGACATCATTCCGGTTGCCGACGCAGTGGCGTTCAACAACGGCACGGCGGTCACCGCGGCCACGATCGGCGGCTTGTCCTCCGGCCAACAGTGCCTCGGTGGCTGGATTAAGCGCATCAAATGGCGGACTGCGAACGACCGCGTCAGCGACCGGGCGCTGTTCGATCAATATACCGCCACGCCGATCCCCAGCTACGCCAACTCGGCCGCCAAGCTTTACCGCCAGGCGCTGCCCGGCAACGCGCTGCCCAATCTCAAGACCGCTGTCGCCGCGGTCCGCGCCAACACCGCCGACGCGATCGCTCTCTTTGAGGGCACCAGCCATTCTGCCGGCGTCGAACCGGGCACCGCGGCCTCGGCAAACAGCTTTCCCGCCAAAGTCGCGGCACGCTTGACGTCCCAGTACGGTATCTCGGCACGGTACGCAGGCTGGTTCGGCAACAACAATAGCTCGCCGAACGCAGGCGCCAGCGCTTATCGACCAGAGCGTCTCACCTTCTCGGCCGGCTGGTCGCCCTATGGCACCCAGCTTGGCGGAGCGTCCATGAAGACGTCGACCAACGGCGCCACAATCACCGACGTGGTTCCCGGGATCAGCGACACCTATCATTTCTGTTATTGGACGTTCCCGGGCTACGGCGGGTGGACGTTCTCAGACGGGAACGGTCACAGCAAGAACGCCGCCGGCGAGACGGCCTACACGGCCTCGATCGCCGGCACGACGATGACGGTTTCGGCGTTGGGTACTGGCTACCCGCAGGTCGGTGACGTGCTCACCAACGGGCCAACCGCCGGCACGACCATCGTCAAACAGCTCACCGGAACGGCCAACGGCACAGGCACCTATCAGGTCAGCACCTCGCAGACGTTGGCGAGCACGACGGTGAAATCGATAGGGCCCCGTGTCGCTACGCTAGCGCCAGCAGATGGTGTCGTCCGTGGTTCAAACACCTTCACCTACACGAGTACTGATAGCCTTCCGAAGACTATCGCTGGCGGCCTAGAGCGCGACAGCTTGGTCCGGGCGGTCCTGTGCATCAATGGCGGAACGACGTTGCGTACTGCCGTCACGCTGGCTCTGGACGGCATGAACTCGGGTGCAGCGGAAAACAGCGTGCAGGCGTGGGTCAGAATGCTCGGCACGCTGGGCCTCGCGTTCACCCATTACGAGGCCAGCACGAACGACGAAGGCGGCCTCACCGACGAGCCGACGTATACCAGCTCGGTCCAATACGCGATCGCGCAGGCGCTCGCTTTTGGTGACGTAATGGTTTCGGGAGACCCGCCGACGGCGCCCGGTACGATCGCCCAGGCGACGCAGGATCGGTACGCCTGGCTGCTCTACAAGGCAGCCTATGCTTATGGGGTGACAATCAACGCCATGCCCGATGTCCTCGGCCCGCGCCTCAAGTGGGCGAATATGGGTTTCTACAAGAGCGATGGCACCCACTTCTCGGGTAGCGGCGTCCTCACTGGCAATGGCGATATCTTCGGCAACATCATCGCCGACTTTATTGCGGCCAACGTCTGACGCCTATTGTTCGTCATCCTCGGGCGTTTCTGGCGCCCGCGGTAGAAGCTGCGCCACCAAGAGCGCAAGGATCAGGATTGTCATCGACGCAATTGCTGCATGCCCGGTGAGAATGTGCGCCGGACCTTGGCCGACCTCGCTTATCCAGCCAGTGGCGTCAGGAATGCGGTTCACCATTGCTACCTACCGACCTGCTCAGCGATGCGGTCCTCCTCACCCTCGCCATTGTTTAATGACCGGCCCCACAAGAACACCCCTGCAAAAAAAGCAATGACGAGCGCACCAACAATAAGTAGCCGCTTGCGCTCCCGCTGACGATCGTACCGAGACATTCGTGTGATCCGCGCTTTCTAACTTACTGGGCTGTGATGCTCTGACACTCCGAGCATTCTCCCACTTCCGTGCTGTCGATCTTGCGACCACAGAAATGACAATGGCCGGGTGAACCCCAAGCAGCGCGGCATGATTCGGCGAGCCATCGGAATACCCATCCCATCGGCGACCAATAACCAGCCGCACATCTTTGGAAAAGACAAATATACCGTCCGATATGGACCTATCCCGTCCTTTGCACTCGCGAAGGGGCGCGGCGACGAGAGCAACGTCGACCGCCCACTAGTTCCCAACTGAAAGACAAACCTATGACCCTCGACGCCACCAAGGTGACGGTCGATGGCCTGTCGATCGTCGTCATCCTGGGCACGCTTGCCCAGGCGTTGCCGGCGATCGCGGCCGCCGCATCGCTCATTTGGACGCTGATCCGCATCTATGAGACGAAGACCGTCCAACGCGCGATCGCGCGCTGGCGCGGCCGTCCCGTGCAGGATCCGACCGATGGGTGAGGGCCGCTATAAGGCGCTGTTCGCCGCCCTGATGGGATCGGCCGCGCTCGCGGCCGGCACCCTGGGCGCGATCACCTCGGTCGAAGGCTATCGGCCTGTTGGGTACCGCGACATCGGTGGCGTCGCCACGAACTGCAGCGGCAACACCCATGCCGTCGCTATCGGCAAGCAAATGACCGACGCCGAATGCGCGGAGATCGACGCGAGGAACGCGGTGACCGCCGCCCAGGACGTGAAGCGCGCGACGCCCAAATTGCAGGGCAATCAGCTGAAGGCTGCAGTCCTATTCACCGTCAACCTCGGTGGACCGACTTATGCCAGGAGCACAGCCGCGCGGCAGTTCAACGCCGGCGAGCTCCGCGCCGGCTGCGATGCGTTGCAACGCTACGTGAATATCACGAGCAAGAAGCCGGTTCGCGGTTTGACCTGTCGCCGATCGGCGCGCGGATGGACCTGCGGCCCCGTGAAGGGCCTGCAGAACCGGCGCGCCTATGAGCACAAGATCTGCATCGACGGGCTGAAATGACCATTCGTCGCGGGCGCGAAGAGCCACCGATCACCGCCGGGCCACACGATCGGACTCGACAACTGGAATCTGATGCCGCGCCGTCGACGCGATCACGTCTCGAGGAAATCCCCGTCGATGTCGTGATGCGGCACCTGTCCCGCTTTCCCTGGAGATCATAATGGACATCGCCGACCTGGTCGTGCCCGAGCTCGGTACCGCGAAGGCGGTATGGGCCCTGTTCAAGCGCTTCTGGTGGGGATTGCCCATCCTCGGCCTGGTGCTCGCCCTCGGCGTCACGCGTCACACTTTGGCGGTACGTACCGTGGACCGCGATCGCGTCGCCGGCGAGCTGAAGAGCGAAAGGGCTTTCGGCGACCAGATCTGGAAGGCGACGATTGCCGCATCGGGCAATAAAGACCTCGCGCGCAGCCAGACGGCCGCCCAGGTCGACCAGCTGGCGGTCGGCATCGGCATGCTGCGAAGCAACCTCGAGAAATGCGATTCCTCGGCGCGCGCGGCCGCGGCGGCCGATCTGCAGCGTCAGCACGTGCTCGAGCAGCAAATCCAGCAGCTCGGCGGCGACCTTAAGGCCACGCGCGCGATCGCCGATCGGCTGCGCTCCAGCGCCGCCAGTACAATCGCGAAAGGCCCGCCGGCGCCGGGAATTTGCGAGCCGAGCGATACACTGAAGGAGATATGGCGATGAGCGACCATGAGCGCCCCGATCCCTGGTGGAAGCAGTGCCTCGACACGATCTCGCTCATCCTCGTCTTCCTGGCGGGCGGCGCGCTATCGAGCTGCGGCGCTACGGGCGCCGCCCGACCGATATCGGCTGGCGAAACCGTCGTCACCCATACCGAACGCGCAGTGTCGGCCGACCAGGTCAACGCGATCGCGGTGCCGGCGCCGCTGGGCCGGCGACCGGCATCCGCGAGCGCCGCGGCCGATCTCGCGGCCGCGAAGCTCTGCGAATATGTCGATCTGTCGAAGCAGCTGGATCTGCTCGTGCAATACGCAGCGGGGATGACGCCGGCGGCGCGGATCTCGGAACCGGTCTGCCAGGCGAAGAAATAGGCTGCGATTGTAGGAAACCGCGCGGCACGTTCCCGACTATGCCCAGCGAGTCTGAAAGCCTGATCATCGGCTTTTTCCACGCAATGCGTGGCGCGGCCAAACGCGCCCGTAGCAGGCCCGAGCCTACCCAGCGCGCCGCGATACCGCGTCCGATTTTTGGACGGGAATGGTGGGCGGCCACCGATCAGCAAGTCAGGGCCGGGCGGGAAGCCGCCGAGCGCGAAAGCGCCCTGAAAGCGTGTCGATCGCAGCAGCTCGAGCGCGAGGCTGATCTTCATTCCTGGGAACGGCAATTTGACTGAGTGGCGGCGCCCCCGATTCGAACGCGGGACATTCCCGGGATCGTGAGGTTCGATCCCTGCCTTACGGCGTGGGCGCAATACCATTTCTGCCAGCGCCGCCGGGTACGCTATAGCACTAGGCCAGGTACCTGAAATTGTCGCGCCGCGCGCTCTTTCAGGTACCTCGTTGTGCCCCGGCTGCGGCCCAGATCGCCGGCGGTCCTCCAGGAGAAGCGGTGCTCGCCGCTTGCCCCAATTCTCCGCCAGACCCGCGACCTGTGGGTATCACGCCCTAGTTCGTGGGTATCGGTATCGCTGAAACCCGCAGTTTTCTGCGGCCGGGGCGGAGGGTGCCTCCGCCGCTTTAGGTGGCGATCTTTACGCGCCAATAGCAGTCGGCGGGGTCGAATTCGATCGGCTCGGTCCGCTTCTCGATTGCGGCCACGCCCTGCAGGTACGCCAAGGCGCGACGGATCCGCAGCGCCCGCCCCGTAAACCGCCACAACATGACCTCGCCGGCTTCCCAGATCATATACTCGGGGACCCAGCGGTCGATCACGAACTGGGCTCGATTGTGGAGGGTGGTGAGCATTAATCGCCGATCTGCCTCCGGCACATCGGAATCGGGCGCCGGGCCGTATCGGCGCGCAAGGTTTGTTTCGAGTTCCCCGACCTCGCACCAGCCGTCGTAGGGCGCTCGGGTGCATTCCACCACGATCGTGTCGCCGATCTCGCTCGCCTCGATCACCCGGTGAAGATCTGTCCCGTCCCGCGTGACGATGTCGCCAACGCAGAATCGAACATCGCCCATCGTCTATCCCCCTTTCTGGGTATTGCTTATGCTGACAAACGCCGCGGTGAAAGCCGCGCGGCCGCAACCGGCCGCTTACAAGATTGCCGATGGCGACGGCCTGGTGCTCAATGTCGCGCCGACCGGGACGAAGAGCTGGCGCCTGCGCTTTCGCGTTGGCGGCCGCGAACAAACGCTCTCGATCGGCCAATGGCCCGAGGTCTCGCTTGATACAGCCCGGGCCAGGCGCGAAACCGCCAGGGCAGCGATCGCGCGTGGCGAGGATCCGCGCGCAATCGCCGTCGAAACGTTTGAGGCGGCGGCGCGCGCCTGGCACACGCATCAGGCCGAGGGCTGGTCGACGGTGCATGCCGGCGACGTGCTGGCCAGCCTCGAGCGCGATGCATTCCCTGCGATCGGCGCGATGCCGCTGGATGCGGTAACCCGGCCGATGGTGCTAGATCTGTTGAAGGTCGTCGAGCGGCGCGGCGCGGCCGAGACCGCGCGCCGACTTCGGCAGCGCATCGAGGGCGTGTTCGCCTTCGCGCGCGCCGAGGGTTGGTGCTCGATCGACAATCCGGCCGACGTCGGCGAAGCGCTGGCGGCGCTGCGGATCACGGCGCGCCAGCCGGCGATCGTCGATATCGGCGAGCTGCGCCAGCTGCTCTCCGCAATTGACACGCTCGAGGCGGCGCCGATCGGCAAGCTCGCTGCCCGCTTCCTGGCGCTGACGGCCGTCCGATCGGCCGCGGTGATCGGCATGCGCTGGGATGAGATCGAGGATCTCGACGCGCCCGAGCCAATATGGCGTGTGCCGTCCGATCGGATGAAGCTGGGCGTCGCGCGCAAGCGCGACCGCACCAATGATCACCTGGTGCCGCTCGCGCCGGCCGCCGTCGCCGTCTTGCGCGCCGCACGGCGGGAATCGGATGCCGACCAGGAGAGATGCGCGCGCGCGCGCGTCTTTTCGATCGGCGCCGGCGCGATCGGCGAGTTGCACGTTCGCGCGGGTTACGGTGACCGCCACGTTCCGCATGGCTGGCGCGCGGCCTTCTCGACGATCCTCAACGAGGCCTATCCGGGCGATCGCCAAGCGATCGACCGCGCGTTGGCGCACCAGCCTGGCGACATGACCAAGGTCGAAGGCGCGTACAATCGTGCGCAATTCCTGGAGCGCCGGCGCTTCCTCTTTAATTGCTGGGCCCAGCTGCTCACCGAAAAATGA